AAGATCGAGAGGTACAGCAGCCACATGGACCATGCGCGCGTCAGTACCTCCCGCCAGTTGGCAAGAAGCATGGTAAGTCTCCATTGATGTTGATGATTGCGCGAGCCCTCTCACCGTGCCTCAATGGCTCAGTTGCGGAGGGCTCAGATGCAGGTGAACGTGTTCATTGCGAAGGCGAACGATGGGGCGGCCAAGACATTGCTGGTCTTGCCCCATGGCCCGATGGCCTCAATACCCCGTCATCTTCAGGGTGCCGATTGGGTCTACTTCGCCACTACGACGACAGACGACAAGTTGATCGGAGCGGCGGCCGAAACGGTAGAGGCCGGGATCGCCCGGGATGGATATGCGTTAGTGTCGCCGACGGGGTGATGGAGGCTCCAATGGCGAACCTGCTTTTGCTGACTGAGGAGGAAGACCTGTTCCTAAGACAGGCCATCGAAGCATGGTCAGCCGTTTATGCCGGCGACAGCGTAAGTGGACGGCAAATACACGGATGCTGAGCGCGAGGAGGTGGGAACGGTCGCGCTGGACATGATGATGTATTCCGAGATGAAAGGGCCTAGCGTTCCGCCACCAGGCAAGAGGCCAGAGTTTCGTGATCAATCGGTCTTAGCTCGGTTCCGCCGGGCCACCATTTCACCCTTGATGGCATCGCGGCGTGCCAGGACAGCCTCATTGCCAGGCGCCTTGAGTTTCTCCGGAGGCCAGTAGGCCTGCGTAATCTCCTGGAACTCGTCCTGGATTTCTTCATCGGTCATTTCCGCGAGATTGCGGGCTGCAGTGGTCATCTTTTCGTCTCCTATGGATTGGTATCGCCGCGGCTCAGCACCAGCCAACGACTGCGCGATGCTGACCAGACGCAGGTAATGGCACCCCTGAACCCGGTTGCAGTTCCCAGCGTCACGCTGCCGCCATCGATGATGGCGGTGGTGCCGGGAACGATCTGCACGCTGCTGCCGGTTCCCATCAGCACCAGCATCTGGCCGTCGGGAATAGGCGTCCCGGCAAAGGCCCCCGTCTGCACGTTTGCGATCGTCACGTTGAGCCGCGGCGCCGCAGCGCCGACTGCCATGACCTGAATTCGGCTACGCAATGTGACTGGGATCACGGCGCCATCGGCAGCTATCGTGGCGCCGCCCGCGCCGATATTTGGCGCGACGACGTTGCCCGCATTGTTGCGCAGTTCCACTGTCGGGTCCGGCGGATCATAGACGTCGCCAAGGAAGATCAACGGCACGGCCACGTCCGATTGGGGGGCCGGAGCGACGTAGGATTTTGCGCCCGGCCAATGCCTGCGGCCGCCGTACACGGTCCACTGTTTGGACCAGCCGAAGGCGCCGGCATAAACATCGCCGCCATATTGGGTCACCGCCCCCGTGAAGTCGGTGAAGATTAGCGTCATGTCGCCATTGCGCATGGTTACCGGGCCGCTCACCACGCACCGCTGTCCGCTGACGCCCGCGCTCTCGAACCAGCCGCCATCCTGCACCAGCAGAGGTCCGTTTAGTTGGGCACCGACCGCGATGCTCACCTCGCTGAACTTGACGCTGGCCAACCCCGTTAGCGAGACATCGTGGATGTTCGAGGCCAGGGCGAACTGCAGAAGGGCCTTGCCGAATGTCTGCCCGCCCACGGTGACGTGATGCACGTCGAAATTCAGTAGCTCGGCAATGCCACCCGCCTCGGCAACGCAGCCATAGGTCATCAGGTCCTGACCGTCGATCTCGAAATCGGACGCATGGACATAGGACCCACGATGCGCGACCAAGCCGATTTCCGACCCGGCCTGACCTTTGATTGTGATGTTCTGGAAGGCCACGCAACCAATGAAGGCGGTGACATAGATGCCGCGCGGATAGGTAGCATCCGGCTTGAGGATGACGCCGGCCTTGCTCGCGCCCCTGAAGACAACGGGGCCGGTCATCACCCCACCAGGGCCATCGGTGCGCAGGCCCATATGCTTCTGGTCGCAATGGATCAGCGCCGGCCGCTGCATAGAGAGCGCCGGCCGATAGCTTTCGGCATATTCGCCATCGGCCAGGTTGATGATGTAGCGATGCCTGACGAAGTACGGAACGCCCAGGTCCAGCGCGCCCTGGGGCGTCCTGAACGGCAGCGCTACACTGCCGCGACCGTGGTCATCCACACCGTTTACCGGGTCGACGTACAGGGAGACGTCGGACTTGGAAAGAATGCGCAGTTTCTCGGCAATAACCGCCCATTCGAAGGGGTCGTCGCTTATCTTTTCCGCTGTCACCGATCCAGCAGGGAATGTCCCTTCAGCAAGAATCTTCAGCCAGTTGCCGGTGAGGCTGCCGACCGGGTCTTCACCCGTGGAAGATGCGATCTTGAGCTGGTACCAAGCCCCGTCGGACCCCGTGACGGCCTGCCCTTCGGAATAGGCGGTTCCATCGTCATAGTCGCCCTTGTGGTCGAACGTGGCGACGGCCAGGGCCGGCAACAGCAGGCGATATTCGTCGCCATTGTCCACCAGAATGAGCAACTGGCCCGCGACAATGGCACCTGGCGCCAGTGCAATACCCTGAAAATCCAGCAACGGCTTCGCCGCTGCACCGTCGACCGAAAGCGTTACCGACCCCGAATTGGTGTAGAGCGGCTGAACGATAAGGGCCACGACTTCAGCAGGATCGACACCAGTGCGCGCCGAGGCTGTGATAGCGTTTGCGGTGCCACCGACAGAGGTCAGGGCGGCGAGGGTATCCGGGAAGCCTCGCTCCCGCGACCAGGTACTGCCCGTCCAGGCGTAGATGCCGTTATTGGCTTCAACAGGGTCATCGAACACATACCCGACTGGCGAAAGATCGCCCTCCACGTCGGGGGTCACCAGAAGCAGGTCGGCCTTGGTGCCCTTGGCCACGATATCGGCACCGGAGTCGCGCAATGCATCGAGCAACTGGATAATCTCTGCCTTGCGCGGCTTGATGCCGGGTGCAAAGACGGTGCGAGGCGACAAAAGGGCCATTGATAGCTCCAAAACGAAAAGCCCGCCGAAGCGGGGTGGGGTAGGCTCGAAGATTTACGAGTGGTCAGGCCGCGACGGCCGTCATGGACCTGAGGGTGCGCGGCTGGGTCTGGGCCGGCATCGAGGGTGTACCGGACTGGCCGGTCGCAACCTGCGTGCCGCCGTCTCTGAAGGTGAAGGTCTGGTCATGCGTGCCTGCAGGCAGCGGGAAGGCGACGACATCGGCAGCACGGGTAGTAACAGTCGCGCCTGACCGAACAGGGGTGCCTCGGCCAGCGCCAGTCAAAATGTTGAAGTAGGCAACATCGAAATAGTCCATTCCGGCCGTGGGCGAAAAGAAGCCATTCCCTGTGACTGGCACATTGACGACTGACAGATAATTGTTGCGGTTGGCGGCTACGGACGAAACGCCCTCAGCTTCTATGAGCCACCATCCGTCACCTAAGGAGGTCATACGCGAAGAAGTGTATGATGGTGCGAGATAACCAACGACGCCAGCCGTCAGATCAAAGACCGCGTTGTTGTAACCAACCCCGACGTCCATGAGCATTGAACGGAAGTATGCGTACCTGGCCGCCGCGGTTCCCCTGACAATAGCCTGCATTACATAGGGCGTCGGAGCGGTGGCGACGAACGACTGCGCGAAGCGGCCATTCCCCGTTGTCCATGTGAAGCGAGTAGGTGTTTGCCCAGAAATAGGCTGGCCCTCACCAACGGACCTTGTGAGCCCCTCAGCAGGCCATGATGCCGCGACTGATAGGTCCATCGACCAAAGAAGGTTTCCCGAGCGCGCCGGCTCCACCAGCAGTCCCAGATCCGTCAGGCGAGGCTCATCGATGGCGAACTCTTCCCAAATGCCGTCCGAGCGCTGCGCATAGGCAATCGTCGAGCGCGTGCAGGAGAACATGTCATCGAACTCGACCGGTGCGACCAGCCCGCGCCACGCCCGCTGCGCCACGAAATCGACGAACATGCTGGCAGCCGCCGGCACGCCTGCGGGGCGGAATAGGTAGTGATCCCCGTTCCGCCCGCTGCCCTGACCAATCAGCATTGCCTGCCCCTCAAGTCACAGTAATGGCGCCGGTGGCGACGGGATCGGCCTCGACACCAGAGCCGTTGATAGCCACCACCCAGCCGTACCGCGTGCCAGCACTGATGCCAGTCACAACCCGGGTGTCTGCGGCGTTAGGCGCCCCGTATTCCGTGGCTGCCAATGCTGCCGTGCCGAAGTCATCGACGCTGTTCCAGAAGAGTCGGGCCGCGCGATAGTTCGAGCTGTTCGGAGCGGTCCAGTTGAACGTGATCTGCCCTGCACCGCCAACGCCCGACACGCCCGTGACATCGCCTGGTGGCGTAGGATCGGCCGTCGCGATCAACGTGATCGGAGGGTCTGTAACCTCGGAAGGCGTGCCCGATGACCAAGTCCGCGACCAGAAGTCGAACTCGACACCGTCAGCAAGGTAGGCGCTGCGCAGTACCGTTTCCCCCGCGCCGCCCAGGACGGACTGAATTGCCCCGCCCGTTGTCGGTTGCCAGAAGAACTCGTACTGGAATGCCTCGCTCTGCAAGGTGAAAGTCGCCTGGGCAAATGCTGCGGTCGACCCGCCGCCAACCTCTTCGACCTCGATCGTGACCGCGAAATCGTCCGGCAGCGGCACATCCTCTCGCTCCACCGGGACAATGTTGGAACCAGGCGCCCCCTCCTCAGTTGCAGCATTGAACGCATAGAGGGTCGGTGGCACGACGATGCCCTCGAATTCATAGGTCAGATTGCGCAAAGACAGCGTGGGCCGGCCCGTGATCTCGATAACAGCTTCGGTCAGCTTCGGTGGCAGATGCACCCTGACGAAACGGCGATACGGCACCTGCCGGGCCTGCTCAAAATGCGCAACGACACGGACACGCGGGGCATTGGCCCGAATATAGGCCAGCTTCTGCAGCCGGGCGATGTGGTTGTGCCGCTGCACAGCCTGGTTGTCGACCGTTTTGGTCCGTTCATCCTCACTGGGATATGGAATGCCGTAGATGGCGGCATCGGCAGTGTTGTAGCCCTTGGCCGGGTCTGTATAGCGGCCCCGAACAGCCAGGACATTGGCGGCCTTCCGTTTGTTGGGATCATAGCTGAGGCTAATGATGGAGTCGGCTGTCAACCGAACATCCGGCTCAATGAACTCGCCAGCATGCACTCCGACGGTTCCGTCCGCGCGCTCAAAGATCACCATGTCGGCGGCCTGGTCCATCAGCCGCCCGACCTGAATGGGGTCATTGTTCGCCCGGAACCAGAGGCCCCCGTGATATCGCGGCTCCACCCCTCCGCTTCGGTTGGTCACATTTTCATCGTCGACATCAGCGGCATGCGCCCAGTCCGGCAGATAGAGTGCGTCCCAAGGCAGCTTGCCGCCGACCGGATGCGTCAGGTGCCAGGCACGAAAGACGGCGATATTCTCCGAATAGCCCGCCACACCTGTGCGCGGATCAACGAGCCGGTCGTGCCCATCGATCACAGCCGAATGTTGTGGCATGCCGGACGGGTAAACCTTCTGCAGGTCATCGGTAGCCACCGACTGCACTGCCATCATTATCGACGCCAGACCATCGCCGCGATGGTCTGAAGTCCAGATGGACGGAAAGACCGAAACGGGACCGGCATATGCCGTCTCTGCATCTTCGCCAAGGTTGGACCGCAGCGTAACCTTGCCATTGCCATCAACAATGAAATGGGCCGGAGAAGTTACAAGTCCTGTCGAAGAATCGAACACTGCCTTCTCGTCATGCAACCAGTGCTCGACATAGGCTTTGATGTGATGAGCCGCATGGACCACAATATGGTAGGCGACCCCGCCCTTTTCTTCCAGAAATGCGTAGTCCCCCGCCTTTTTTACCCTGCCCAGCACATAGACCAGCGGAGGCACCGACTGTTTCAGGTTGAACTTGCCATCTTCTGGCTTGGGCGCCTCTGGCTTGGACGGCCCCGAGAATGCCGAGCTGACCAGATACGCCGCGCCGGCCAGCAACAGATAGGACGCACCCAGAGCCACAGGTACAGCCACGGCTGCAATTGTCGCTAGAGGAATACCAATGGCACCCAGCCCCTGGATCACCCATGGCAGGATCGCGCCAGCAATAGCGTTCGGCATCTAGACCCGCCACATTCCAAGAGGTTTAGCCACGAAGGGTGACCACATCGGACCTGCTGCCGACAGCCAGCGCACGACCCAGCGCCGACCATTCCAGATCGCCGACCATTGCCGGTCAGCGCGGTGCGGCGACCCGATCACGGCAACACATCCGAACTCCGGCTCGACAATGGGTTTCAAACCAGCCACCGATGCACAGCCAGCCACCACTGCGGCCAGATCGCCCCGCTCGGCAATGAGGGCCCGGCATTCGCTTTCAGTGGCATAGGTCCCGCGCCAAGCATCCGCAGGGTCGCCGTGACCATTCTCCACGCACCAGTCCGCGACCATCAGCGAGCAGTCTGACGCTCCCCACACAAACGGCCTGGCATGAGTTTGCCGGATGAAGTCTTCAAGCAACGCCATGCGCTCGACCAGGCGGTCCTCGCCATGATGCCGGCGGACGATGCGAACCACCTTGCGCGACATGCGCGGTCGTTCCTCCGCCGCCTCGATCAAGGCGCGGGTATCGTGACGGGTCCAGTTGGTCATCAGCTAAACCGGGGCCAGACGATGGTTTTGTCAGCCAGACCGGGAATACGCTCGGCGAACCGATCAGCTGGCGCTCCGGGATTGAGGATGGCTGACCGAGCCTTCTGGTCCACGTCCGACAACACCGCGCCGCTAGTCAGGGCGCGCAGGCTGAAACGGTTAGTCACCTCAAGCGTGATCGTCGAGATGATGCCTTCCTCCTGGGCGACATCGTCCATGGGCATGTTGTCGATCGAGCCAGTGAACCTGACTTCGGCATCACCTTCGGGTTGATCCCACTGATCCAGGGGCTGGATGAGCAACTGCACCGTGCCGCCGATGACGTTGCCGGCCTGCAGATCTTCGAACGCCAGGTCGGCACCCTCTGCACCAACCCCTGATACCGATAGAAACAAGGTGGCGGCCTCGCCGTTCATGGCGCTCTCGATCTGGTCGAGCCCGTCATTGAGACGGACGCCCTGCCACAATTCACCGTCGACATCGAGATACGGGCCGGCTCCGTCCCAAACTCGTGTCGTAGCGCCATTCGGGAATTCGATCCGCACCAGCACTCTGATCGATTTGATAGCCATCTAGGCGGCCTCAAGCGCGAGGTCGTTCCAGATATCAACGGCCTCGACAAAGTTCACTGTGGGGCGGGGCATGCCAGCTCCGGGAAACTCGATATCCATTTCGGCGTCAGACGCCAGGCGGCACAAGACTGTGGGTCGGTCGGCTTCCAGCCAGGCATCGGCAGGTATGGCCTGCCTGATGGCGGGCGACACTGGCACGCGAAATGTGTCCGCCCCAGTCTGCTCGATGAGCGACCCGGTTTCGTACATCGCGTGCTGATAACTAAAGCGAATGCCGACCGCCGTTGGCGCATCCACCAGCCTTAAGGTCACCACCGTAGACGACAGCGGAGCAAAGCTCGCCATTTCGATCCTGATGCGACCCTCGGAATAGGGCGTATCATCATCGAACGGCATTTCGTCGTCGTGAGGATAGAGTCCAGGCGTGAAATCCTCGTACCCCTCCGCCGCCCACAGCCGGGTCGAGCACACTGGCACTGCCACAAGACCGGCTTGCCCCCCGAGGTCGGTCCGCAGGCGCGTCCACGCCCGTGCCTGATCGTGCTGCTGACCGCGACGAAAGATGATTCCTTTGTAGCTGCCGACCCAGAACCCACGATCGGTTCGGGTAAACCGCGAAAGGCCGCCCAAACTGCGGCCACCCGAGCGGGTGAATGCCCGAGGGTCGAATGGCGACGATTGCGGCGTCAATAGATCGGTCGGCCAGTGGACGAAATTGACATCAGACACGATAGTCCGCCCCTGCCCGCTGCTGTTGATACTGTGCCACCGCTGCAGGCGCGGCCTTGCTCGACTGGCTTACCGACGTTGCAACGATTGCCGGCGCCGCCTTGCCAATTCCTGTCTGCACGACGCTCTCCACAAAGGGCGTCAGGTTGCCGACCGTGTCAGCCGAAACTCCGACCATGACCTTCAGAGTGCCCTGCGCCGCCGATGGCAAAGGTGGGAGCCGAATGTCCACCGGCACCTTGCCACCCGCAGGCAGCGGGATGACCGCCTCCTGGCCATGCACGACGCCACGGGGCTCGCCCCGGCGCCCCCCGGTGTTGGCCGTGCCGCTGGCGAAGCCCAGAAAACCCAGCGGATTGAACCCGCCTGCCTTGATGCCACCGCCGAGTAGGTTGAGCCCGATATTCAGCAGGCTCTTCCCGAGGTCCTTGAAGACGCTGTTGAGCACTTCGCCGGCATCCTTGCCTTCAAGGAACCCCGTCGATGATCGTGTCGAGCGCATCCCGACCCGCCTGCCCCATCGCATCGGCGCTTTCCGCGACGAGGCCCTGCGCTTCTGCCAGGCGAGCAGCTTCGGAGGTCGCACGAGCATAGCCGCTGGCAAGGGTTTCGATCTGCTGCTGGCGCTTCTCGTCGAGCGGAAGGCCCGCTTCCTTGGCAGCGTTTTCCAGTTCGATCTGGGCATTGAGTCGTTCGACAGCAAAGCCGTAGTCATTGACCAGCGGATTGAGCTGCGCCAGCAAGGACGTCTTGCGCTCCATGGCAGCGGTTTCCCGTTCCTGGGCCGCCACAGCCTCGTTGAAGCGATCGATGCCAGACTTGCCTCCGCCGGCACCACCGCCACCCGTAATTGGATAGTCGGCCAGCGACACCGGCTTGACGGCGGGGGTCGGGCGATTGGCCAACTGCTCTGCCCGCTGCCCAGCGATGTTGGTGCCGGCAGTCTCCCCGCGCTTTGCGGCTGCGACGGCAGCAGCGGTGGCTACTGCCTCGCCGCGAACCTGGAATAGGGCCGTGACCAGACCGCCCAGGTCCGTGATCAGCGAGCCGAAATCGCCAGCCTGTCCAATCTCACTGATAGCAAGGGCGGCCGACTCCGCCGTACCGCGCCCTTCAAGCAACTGCTGGATGAAGTCGTCGACAACGGGCTGAAGGTCGCCGAACCGACCGGCGCTGTTGACGGCGAACGTGGCAAGGGCCTGCTCCGCATCCGCAATGGCAAGGTCGGCTTCGGTCGCGCCGCCGGTCAAGCGCTCGATCTGGTCGGCGGTCTTCTTCACCGCCCCGGTCGCATAGTCGGACGAGACCTTAAGCCCCGTCAGGTCTTCGACGAAGCGGCCAAAGCCACTCAGGCCAGTATCTTGCCCCGCCTTCCTTGCCGCGTCCTGCGCTGCCTTAACGGCAGTGGCTACATCGGAGAAGAACGATTTGACACCCGCGCCGTTCTCAGTGAGCCATGTTCCAAAATTCTCGGCCCCATCGGCGAGATTACTCAGTCCGGCCGCCATAATCTCGCTGGCAGCCGTTCCTTCGTTGAACTTGCCGGCAACATCGATCAGGACGTTTTGCAGGCGGACAAAGGCCTGCGATACAGTAATCTCGGCGCCCGCGACCTGATCCTTGAGAATGCCGGCACCAGCCTGGAACGCTTGAAAGAAAGCCTGGCTGGACACCTTTCCGTCGACCACCAGAGCACGAAGCTTGGCAACTGAGCCCTCCGCCTCGACAAGCCCAGCCGCGGCGGCGCGAAGGATCGACGGCGCCCCCTCGACCACCGAGTTGAATTCTTCGGCCCGGACTATACCGGAACCCATCGCCTGGCTGAGCTGGATAAGGGCGCCACGAGCTTCCTGGGCATTCGTGCCCTGCACGCGGAGGGCCAACGCGACGTTGTCGGTAAAACTGATCAACTGATCGTTGGTGGCACCCAGTTCCTTCTGAGCCAACCCAAGCCGGCTGTAGAGCGTCGTGAGGGTTTCCAACGGCGCCATGTTTCGCTGCGCTGAAGCGAAGAGTTGATCATAGACGTGTTGCAGCTCTTCGCCGGCGAGCCCCACCACCTTCAGGCTGTTTTCGATGCGCGTGGAGGCGTCGATCAGTTGCTGGGCGCCCCTCAGGGCCGCCGCGCTCGCAAACGCCGTGGCGATGCCACGTTGGAGCCCGCCGAAGCCGTTCTCGATGCGGCGGACCATCGTCGCGTTGCGGCGCTCGATTTTCTGCATGCTCGAGTTAGTGACGCCGACGGCCTTCTGCATGGTGCGGTCGTACTTGGTGATGGACGCTTCGAGCGACACCACGAGGCGTTCGATGTCAGTGGTCGCCATCTATTGAACCTCGAAAGTGACGATGCCAGCCGGGACCAATTGGTCACCTTCCAGCCAATAGGTCTGGGTAGAGAGGGTACGGGGGCCGCGATCCTTAGCGGTGAGACGATCGAAAAGGGCCTCGGCCTCTTCTTCCGTCTGAACGCCCTTTTTCTTTGGGGTATTGGCGTCGAGATAGCCCTGCCAGGCTGAGAAGAATTCCCAGACCGACGCTCGCTTCACGTCATGGACTGGCCAGCCCATTGCGGCGCCGAGGCCATAGATCAGGCCAAAGCGCCACTTTCCGTTCGGGAGGTCGTCGAGCTTTTGGCCCTCGCCCTCCCCCGCGGTTTTTTTAGCGGCTCATCGGGCGCCCCCTGCACGCCGGCGGCGACAATGGCATAGGCCAGCATCAGGTTTTCGAGAGGTGGACGCTTCTCGACATAGGACTGGACCAGGTCGAGTGCCTTTGCAGGCTCCAGACCGCCGCCGATCAGACCAAGCCGGATGGAGTGACTGATGTCCTCGATCCGCCAGTGCTTTCCGCCCAAGCGCTCCAGAAGGAACGCCGGGCCGCAGTCGGTCGCCTGCTGGAGCATGGCCAGTTCACCCCAGCCAAGCTTGAAGTGGTATTTGCCATCTGCCCAGGAGAGCGTCCCGAGCGATCCGTCCGCACTCATCAGGTCGTGGTCTTCGTGAACGAGCCGTCGGACTGCATAGACATCGAGATGGTGGCCGTCCGGATGCCATTGCGGACCACCTCGGCACTCTCGACCTGCATGTTGCCGGTCCAGGTGATCGAGGTGCCCCCAAGGGTCATTTCGATCTTGCAGGGGAAGCTGTCAGGGTCATGGGCAGCATCGATAACCTTCTCGGCGGATTCCGTCGCCACCACGCCGTTGCCGGCGATAGAGATCGATGTCGACACCTTATCGCGAATGACCGCAGGGACAGCAGTCGGATCGGCGCAGTCCTGCATCGTCAGCTCTTCGAGCGAACTGCCGAAGGTGATGGTGTCTTCGAGGAATCCGCACAGGGTGGCATAGGTGCCGGTGCGATCGAGGTCGAGTTTGACCGCGATATCGCTACTCTTGACGCGGGTTGGATTGGCCATGGTGATGGTCTCCTTAGGTGAGCTCGACGGCGCCAGACAACTGGATGACACCGTGTTTGATGGCGGGGTTTCGGTCTTCGATGATGCGGGTGAGCTCCCATTCGAGCGTCACGAGCGCATTTGTGGCGAGGTTCAGCTCCGCGCCGTGCAGCGCCCGCTGAATTGCCCCGCAAATCTTCCTGCATTCTGCAGTGCTGTAGGCCTCGCCGGGCCCGCTCGACCAGACGTCCAACTGGATGGTGACGACCTCGCCGTCACTGCAGTTGTAATCGTCCGGGATCGAGGTCGACGGCCCATTGCTGATGTAGGGAAAGGGCACGGTCACCCTGCCCTCGCTGTCGGCCGGCGCCTTGTCATAGATGTGCGTCCCGACATAGCTGGTGACGGCAGAAGTCGCCCGGAGCCGCGCGATAACGGCACCAAGAAGCTCAAAACTGGCATCCATACATCAGCCTCCAGCCGCGACCTTCTTGGCCGACCTGGTGATTGCGCGCGTCACGCGGCCCTTTGCGCGCTTTCGCACGGCTCGATAGGCGGGATAGAAGAAGGGCTGTGCGGCAGTACCAGGATGCTCAGATCCGGCGAACCGCCCCGCGTTGAGATGAGCCGAAGTGCCAAACTCAACAAAGCGAGCGTAGAAAGCATGCCCACCGCCGGCGAAGACGGTGATCTGCAGGTTTCCAGCGCCTTTGCCCTGAGACTTGACCTTCCCCAAGGCCATTGAGCCCTTTGGCGCATCACCCCAGGTCCACGAGATCGACATCTGCAGGTCACCGTCATCGACGGGCGCCAAAGATTTCGCGAGCCTGACGATCTCCTCGGCGCTTTGCTCCATCGCCTTGGCAATTTCCTCCTCGGCGGCCTTCGGAAGCGCCTTCAGCTTGCGCTGTAGGCTCGCCAGTCCCCGAACCGTCACGACGGCGGCCCCTGAGTAACCAGAAACTCAAGCCACTGCCGCTTCCCATCAGGATCCGCAGGAGGCGATGAGATATTGAACACCCGGTCAGGGTTTCGGGCGTCGACAATCTGCCAGGCAACCGTGACGCTCAACATCTCGCTCGAATATCTCACCAGACAGACATAGGGCTGACGGCCGGAGAGACGGGCAGCAGTGACTTCCTCGCCTCCGGTGCGCGGCTGGAGCCCGGCATATGCCTGAAACTCCGTCGCGAACTCGCCTCCGGGGATCTGATTTCCGAAACCATCGTCCATCATTTCCCGGCGCTGAAAATTCAGCAGATCGCGCAGCCTGCCAGCATTACGGTCCATTCTTCTGCTCCGATGCTGGCTTCTTCACTCGGACGCCTTTGCCCATGGCTACTGCTGCCTCTGCGCAGGGCGTGGTGACCAGTTTCACCTGCCCCGGCAAAAACGCCTGGGTCACATTCGGCTGAGGTTTCCAGTCGAATGGGGATGTGAACTTCACCCAAGGCATTGGGCTACAGCGTGACGTCGGGGTCGTTGAAATCGAGCTGCAGGTTTGACGTGGTCAGAGCCATACCGACGCGGATCGGATCATCACCCGTGATGACATCCGCGCGGGGGCAGATCCCGCCAGGCGTACCGCTCAGATAGTAATCGACGCCTGCCGTCAGGACCGCGCCGACGGTGACCACCGCGCCATTCGCGGCCAGTTCGATCGGCTGATCAGCCGCAGCGCTATTGAGCGCCAAACCGTCGATGGACCGGACTTCGGCCGTCGCGCTGTCATTGTCGGCCAAACCGGCCTTCTTGGTAGCGGACGCCTGATAACAGACCTGGCCCGCAGCAACCGCAGCGGCCGCAAGGCGCGACTTCGTGGGGCCAAACACCAGCTTCACGTCAGAAGCAGAAATCGTCAAATCGGCCATGATGGCCTCCTTTTACTAGAGATGGATCTTGCGATGGGGAGCGAGCAGCGCATCAACTGAAAACGGGAGCTGCTGCATACCTTCCGAGGCGACGGCTTCCCGGTTCTGATACCAGTGCGCCACCAGGAGCAGGATTGCGGTCTTGATGCTGGAAGGGACTTCATCCTCGCCAGCCACGAAGTCGATCGTCACCGGTGCCGTCTCATAAAGATCGTCCGGGAGGTCGTAGTCATCCATGAACCGAACGAAATAGCCGGCGCCGTCGACCTGAAGCTCATAGTTCGAGCCATCGATCGCGTCGGACTGGGCACCGGTCTCGTCACGGTACTTAATGACGACAGATTGCACGGGACCGAGCGGAATCCTCATGCATTGCTCAAAGCACTCGTAGGTGGCGCGCCACGTCTGGGTGATCAGGCAGCGACCGAGAATGCCGGTCCAGCCGTCTAGGTGAGCGGTCGCAGCCTTGATCAGCGCCTCGATGACTGAATTCTCGTCGTCGCGGGTCACGCGGCAAGCGGCCTTCGCATCGGCAAGCTCGACGGGATAGCTGGCCGGCGCTGATACGAGCACGGGACGATGCATTCTGCCACCTGTGTGAAAGGGCCCGGCAGCAGCGCCGGGCCGGGATTACTGTTTCGCCGGGGCGGCCAGAGCCTTCTGGACAAGGGCGAGGATTTCGCCCTTCTTGGTCGCGGCACCGAGATCGATCTTCTTATCCTCGGCCAGGGCCTTGAGTTCGGGGACCGTCATGTCCTCGACCTTCTTTTCCTTTGCTTCGGCCGGCTGCTCGTCCTGGACCTCTTCGGCCCATTTTTCGCGCACGGCGACTTCGGCGAGTTCACCATCGATGATCTCACCGACCTCAATTGTGCGGGTCTTCACTTCACGATCCGGGCGCCCCGGGAATGCTGTGGTCACTTTGGCACGCATGGCGCTGTCTCCTCAGGAATGGCGAGCCGGGCTGTCCCGGCTCGCGGCTGATGTGGGAAAGGAACCCGGCGCTAGGCTTGGTCGGCTTCGGGCTGGTTGTAGCCGTGTCCCTTGATCACCATTGCGGCGACGGGAGTTCCGGCGCCGTGGGTGCCGGAGAAGTCGGCCAGGAGCTTCACGTAGCGCCGCCCGCCAATGTACCCGACGCGATAGCAGGCAGCAGCGGCGTGCGCGGCGACAAAGGACTTGATGATGCCGCCGGTGCCGACCGAGTCGAGGCCAAGAACATCGTCGATGTCGACAGCCTCATAGGTGCTGTCGTCATCCGAATGGGTGAGCTTGAACTCGATCTTGTTGGTGGCATCGAAGGTGATGCCGCCGATGCCGATGGCGAGCACGATTTCAGCGGCGTTGTAGCCCTGAAGATCGATTGCTGCAGGGGTATTGTCAGCGGAGAGAACCACCGCACCAATAGCCTGCACAACCGTCATGTCAGAATGGATGTCCTTCATGGGACTGATCCTCTCGAATGTGGTGTTGACGGAGAAAGGGCGGCCTCGGCCGCCCAGTCCTGGTGCGATTAGGTCGAGCACTTCAGGAGCTTGATGGCTTCGAAGTTCTGGACGCCGCCGCCCACGCGCTTGGTGGTGTAGAAGTGCACGTAGGGCTTGTTGGTGTACGGGTCGCGGAGGACGCGGACACCCATGCGGTCGACGATCAGATAACCGCGCTGGAAATTGCCGAAGGCCATCGGGAAGGCATTCGAGCCCAGGGCGGGCATGTTGTCGTCGGTGACGACCGGCTTGCCCAGAATGGTCGCGGGCATGTCGGGGCCGGTCGGGGGCGCCCAGAGGTAGTTCCCCTGCCCGTCCTTGAACTTGCGGATATCCTTCATCGCCGCATCGCTGGTGAGGAAGGAAGCGCCGTTCCGATAGCCGGCCTTGAGGGCGTAGTAGAGTTCGATGATCGCGTCGGCCGGGTTGGACGAAGCAAAACCAGCGGCGCCGCCGGAGACGACAAACCCCAGCTTGCCCCATGCGTAAGAGGCATTGGCAACGGTGTCGTAGGCGAGGAAGCCGCGGGGCTTCTTGACGCCGTCGCCGGTGACGAAGGCAGCGCCTTCCTGCTCGGCAAACTCAATGCCTACTTCATCAGCAAGCCAGGCGGCAATGTCGACGGAGCCGTCATCGAGCAGCTTTTGGGTCGCGGCCGGGTTGGCATAAATCTCGGCCGTATTGAACACCAGCTCGCGCAGAGTGGGGGTGCCGGTCTCGGGGCGCTCCTCGCGTTCACCAACCCAGCCAGCGCCGGCGCCGCCCATATTCACGAGCTTCTTGAACTCGTCAGTGGAGATGTTGATGACGCGAGCCAGCTGACGCATTGCCGACACCGTGCCGAGAACGCGATCAATCTGGCTGTCCATTTCGGTCGGAACCAGATAGCCGCCGTCCGGATCGGAATCGGTGGTCATCTTGGCCTTCACGGCCAGTTCGCCCAGGTCTTCAACAGCGCGGTCGCCCTTGCGGAACCACTTGTTGAAGGCCTGGCCATAGGCGGCCTTGTCCGGATCGTCTTCGCCACCGCCACCGCCGACGCGCAGGGCGTTCATGGTGGCGTTGACTTCGTCGAGCATCTTGGTGAGATCAGAAATCTCGTTGTTGATGCGATCGACCTTGTCCTTGGTCACAACGTCATCGAACTTGGCATTGATGCCCTTCATTTCCTCCTCACGGGCTTCCTTGAAGGCCTGGAAGGTCTTCTGGAGTTCCGCCAGGACGGCAGTCGCGGATGCGTCATTGCGCACAGCGACAAGCCCGCGCGCACGGCGCGGGTTCAGCAGAGCGTGCTGCATGGTCTTTCCTTTCGAGGGATAGGGCTAGATTGCCCCGATGGTCTCAATGAGCTGCCGGATATTGGCGGCCAGGGGATCGCCTGCATCACGCGCGGCGGGGTCTCGGCTTGCATCACGCTGGGCCGGAGAAAGGCTGGACATCTCGCCGATCAGATCCGCACGCTGGGCGCGGGTATAGCCGGCACGGGCCAAGGCGGCCTCTGTGCGGCGACGGGCAAGAGTTGGTGAATGGGCGGCATTGTTCGCGTCTTCGGACAGCGAGAGGCTGTCATCGATGCTATCGGCAAAGCCGTGTTTGATGGACTCCGATGGCGACAGGAAGCTCTCCGCGTCCATCAGCTTTTCGAGGTCCGCGCGCTTGGCGCCGGTGCGGGCCTCGTAGATGTCGAGAATGGCCCCGTCGAAGCTTTCGAACAGGTCGGCCGCTTCCCGGAAGTCGTGACGGTTGCCGATGACGGCGCCCCAGGCATTGTGCACCATCATGAAGGTGCCGAGGCCCATGACGATTTCATCGCCCGCCATAGCGATGATCGAGGCCGCCGAGGCGGCCCAGCCCATCACCTGCACAGTCACCTTCTGGCTGTGGTTGCGCAACAGGTTGAAGATCGCCAGACCTTCGAAGAGATCGCCGCCAGGCGAATTGATCTGCACGGTCACCGGCTTGTCGCCGATGGAACGCAGAGCCGCCGACAT